TTATTGCTGAACAGCGCGTCGAAGTTGTTGTTTAGGTCGGCCCGAACGTCACTGCCGGTGGCATTTTGAATTTGCTGGTCAGCTTGTGCCATTAGCCTCTACCGTGTCCAACAGCGTTCCAACGCACCGTTCGTGATACACGAGCGGGAGTCGCACTCGCATCATAAACCGATACCTCAAATCCGGTAGCGGAGAGATTCTCAATCTTGTAGAACTCGCCAGTGGCCTGAGCATTAAAAATGATGCCAACAGACGGATCGACATAAAAGCCGTTGCCCGTTCCAAAAGCCACTGACACGTTGGCGCTAGTGCTGGTCGTCACCGTGCCAGATAATGTGCGGTATGGCATCAACGCTTTGACACGCAGCTGGTCAACGGCAATCTGCTCATCGCTGCTCCCAGTCTCAAACTCGGCTTTCAACTCAAATGCACGGCACTTGATTTCTGCATTATTGAAATGCCGCCAAGAGGTCCAAGTCGGTGACCCTGAGGGATCATCCTCGGTTGTTCGCACGTAAAGCTTGACATCACAGTCAGTCGGCGTCGTGCCATCAAAATCGGTGATCGCATCGAAGTCTGGTGCGTTGTCAATCAGGTTTGTGCCTGGGAAGAACGAGCGAGCACGCAAGGTACTTTCGAGTCGCAAGCTGCCAACCTTGCTCAACGTGTAAATTGGTTTTATTGCCAGGGAATGTCGGATCCTCTGTCGCAGACAGTGATGACACCTCTTCTGTACTTTCAAGCTCTGGCTTGACATACTCGATCAACGCAAAGTTCTGACTCTCGCGACCTCCAGAGTCGATGAACTTCATTGAATACGTTCCACCCTTCAGGTCTGCGTATGCCTCAGTCGCAGATCCTGCAATCTCTTCAGAGATGCTGGTGGAATTACTCCAAGTAACGTTGGAAGTGTTGGGTGAATGGCGCAACCTGACGTGACCACCATTTCGCACGTCAAGATCAAGAGACTGACGCCAAGTCAACTTGGCCTGTCCGTTGACCGGAATCATGTCGAAACTGATGTAGTTGGGGTTGGCTGTAGTCCCATCTGCCAAGAACTCACTGTTGTCCAGCTGTGGTGGAGCAGTCTTGCCTGCAATCGTGAAGCTGTTGGTCGTAATGATGCTGCCCCGATTCAGATAGTTCCTGGCTTGAATCTGAACATGCAACGTGCCAGCTCGGATGTCACGAATAGTGATTGACGGTGATGCGGTCGTTAGCGTCTCAAAGTTGTCGTCATCAACGCGATATTGAACGCGGAACTCGCTGATGTTGACGCGATCATGCTCCCAGCTAACTGACGCACCAACAAACACGCCTTGACCTGTTTCGTACAAGAACTCTTCAACAGCGATAGCACTAACGGGGTTTGGTACGGCAGAAAGATTGGTAATGTCCCGAGTAGTCAGTTCATTATCAGACTCAACCGCGTCGTAGATGCTCGCGTTGTAAGCCGCTGCGCTTACTCCATAGACTCCTTCTTCAGTCTCAGTAACAGAAACAATCCTGAATTGCTGCGACTGAACATCAGATGTCTGCACTAGAAACACCGAACCAGCTGTAGGTGTTTGGCTAAACGCAGATGTCACGTCAATCGTTGCCGTTCCATTGGCTTGTGGCTGAATACCACCTGCCGGGATGTTGCGGGTTTCAGCAATGCCGCTGGGCAGCATGACCGACACTTTTGGATCGTTATCGCTGGTTGCCAAGCTGACTGACAGGTTGGTGCTGCTATCAACCGTCAGCTGAGTTGTTGTAGCAGAGCGGACACGACCGCTACGCCGCACACCAGCTCTAACAGGATCAGCAATGTCTACAACCTGCCCAGGGCGAAGAACAATTCCACTTTCAATGCCAACTGCAAACTGACAGGTTTCAGTCAAGTTTTGTTCTGACAACAAGGTCCATTTGCCGATTCTGTGCGCCTGCCCTTGGCTATAGCAGCCAATAGCTTTGATGTCTTTGTTGATGATGCCGTACTTGGCCACAGCGTCATGATCCTCAACATATTCAAACTCTGTGTCGCCTTGCGTGTCGTAGTTTTGATAAGCAACCGTTGCAACTGTGTGGCGAGCTTTTTGCGATGTACCCGCGTAAGTAAATAAACCATCAATCACATTTGACGGACCGAGCGCATAACTTGAGTCCGTTGGCTTATCTTGGTTAAGAACTAAAGAGCCTGCCCCGTAATACGCGATGCCTCTAAAAATAGCTGTCATTTCCTGAATGACGTTATAGACTTCATCACGGCTGTTAAGCAGAATGTTGAGGCTGAAACGCGGTTCTTGACCGCCTTTGCCATCGTCTACAAGCTCGTTGCAATACTGAGAAACCCCTAAAAAGTCATACTTGTCAAGAGTTAATTCAGGTACAGAAGCCCCATATCTGTCTGAAATCAACAAGTCGTAAAGGCACCATGCAGGATCATTACACCAAGTTGCAGCTTGGAAGGTCCCATCCCAAACCCCCGAATAGGTAATCCTGCCAATATGAGTTGTCGTGTCTACGGTCGCGTTGCTCGGAATTTTGACTTTAATTCCACGTATTAAATACTTGCGAGACGGAATGCTTTGGAACTCGCGAGAGTCAAAACGCAAAGCGACAAGCGCAGAGTTTGGGTAGCTGAATTTTTCGTCAACAATTTCCGTAAAACTTTGAAAAATAGTGGTGCTGCCAATTTTGCTGCTAGTTTCGTCGGCGCTGACTCGTATCATGCGAACCTGAACATTCGTGCTACTGCTTAGCGTGATCATGTAATCACGTTGATAGCGGTTGCTGCTTTTGCCGCTGATTGTGTCTGTAACAACGTCATTAAAACCGCCGCCATCATACTGAATCTGAATCTTAATCTGAACGCTATGTCCGACAATGTCGCCATCGTCTTCAATTCTTTGAAGGCTAGGAATCGTTAGCGTTACACGAAGACGATCAACCTCCGTTCCAGTGACGTTTCGAGTTACTGAAGACCCATTGGTGACTTCAACATTGACAGGTCTTTCGACTTGAGTTGAGCCAAAGTCACCAGGAATATGGTTCTGCGATTGTGTGCCGTTGCGTGTAGCAACCGTGTAACCAGAAAAGTTATTAGAACCGTCCGCGTTTTGAACTGGAGTGTTATCTAAAAAAATGCTTTTGTTGCCATCGTCTAAGCCTTGAATTTCTCCCTCGCTGATCAAATCTAAAACGTTGGCAAACTGAATCGACTGCAGTGTGTCGTCGGCTTCAGTAGGGGTACGGCTACCGCCGCCACCGCCGCCTTTGCCGCCGCCGCCAGCACCTTGAACGTATTTAGTCTGTGTCATCCTCGTTTCTGGTCAACGTCAAGTCCGCTGGACAGCACTGCTGAACCAACAAACACTCTCCCGTAGGCTATTGGCACAGGCAATCCTTGCTGAGAGGTGTTGACCACGTTATTAAAAACGGAAGATTCCAACTTGGCAGCTTCCACCCCACGCTCTAAGCCGGTGTCAGGTTGCGGCGAAATTACTTGAGCAATCCCGGTGAGAACAAGACCTGCGCCTACAGCGGATAAGGCTGTGCCAACAGCGGCAGCTTGCAAAACACCAGCAGATGAAACACCGACAGCAGCTTGTCCAGCGCCAAACAACCCAGACGTTCCAAACAGGCCGGCTCCCGGAAACAAAAAAGACGCACCGATTAAAGCAGCACCCAGAAAAATCGCCCCACTTCCTCTGCCTGCGCCAGCAATTACAGGTGTGATGCTGAACACCTCTCGATCACTAAAAGGCATCAGCAAAGGTGCAAGATTTGTCTCAGTCACTTTTTCCTTGCTGACTGCGACGCGGTAACCAACGCCATCACGCTCGCTATCGATTAGCCACTTTTCCAAGCCGGGAAAGTTTACGCACAACGCCTTAATGGCCTGCGCTGGTGTCGTCACGTCAAACTCAAACCGGCACTGACCAAGCCGTTTACGCAAAGCGCCGTAGACCTTAACGACTTTCATGCCTTAGGCCACAGGCAGTGCTCTTGCCATAGTAGCCACCATAGAGGTCGCGACTTGAGAGCCTGCCCTGAACGTGGTGCAGCACCTGCTGATCACCCATGTAAATCGCCGCATGATTTGGCACGGGTGATACAAGATTCATCAGGATTAAGTCACCCCGCCGCACCTCTTCCACTGGGATCTTGCGGAATCCTTCTTTGCTGAAGTTGTCCAGATACAGGTTTTGACCGTGGTCCCACCACTGATCGCGCCGGTCATAGTCACGCAGCTCAATGCCGTACTCCCTTAGGTACCAATCGCGCACAAGGGTGTAGCAGTCCACAACGCCATGGACAAACTCCCGCCCCACATACGGCAATTCAAAACCAGCTGGCTCGCAGTAGCCCCATGCCTCAGTGTTTGGATTGACGATGAACCAAGGCAGCTCTGACTTTTCGCAGGCCACTCGATCAGCTGTTGATGGCTCAGGCTTCGTAATCGGATGGCTATGCACGATCGCCACCACTTCGCCTTGGTCCTCTACTTCGTTCCAACCGCTAAGCACAAAGTGCTCGTCTGGTGTTTGAGCAATGTTTTGGCACGGAAAGTACCTGCGCCGCCCTTTGACAACAGCAACCAAACCACAGCATTCGCGAGGTGCTTCAGCTTTGGCGTGCTCTAAGATCTCAGCCTTCATGGCTGCTGACAGCCGCATCATTTGGTGAGACCTGCTCCAGGGAACGATCCAAATGGCAGCTCAGCGTTATCGCCAAAACGGCACTTGCAACTAGCAACACGCTTCCCGCACACGTCCTCAGCATCAGTGGTCACACCTTCGTTGTTCACATCAAAGCGCCTGAAGTTAGTGCCGTCGATTGTTTTACCTGGGCCGGTAGATGGGTTGTAACCACACTCCGTTGACTTGTAGATCCACTGGCAAACATTGGCGATGACCTGACGCTTAGGCAGCTTTTGACCCGCCAAATCAAACTTGCTGGCTAGCTCAAACGTCACTGTGTCGCGTGACTCGCTGGCTTTCCGATCAATAAACCAACGCTCTTGAGGGAATTGAGCGTGAGGATCAGGCACGCCGCTGGGGTTGCCAACAGTCTCAGGATTTAATGAGTCTCCGCTCTGTGTGGTCAACATGTCGCCACCTTGAGTAACGGCAATGTTTTCAAAACGAAAGTTGATGTCGTCAAGGTATTTCTTAAGTGTGCGGATGCGTCGAACCTCCGCTCCACCAAGGTCATTGCCTGCTGTTGTTTCATTAACCAGCGCAAGCAGCACCGTCATAGTGCTGTCCATATTGCTGACTGTCAGCGTTGGACGTGGCAACGTTCCAGTGCTGGTGTACTCAAACCCTTCTGCCTTGATTGGAAGTCGCGTGTACTCCGCTCCATTAAAAACAACGTTGACGTCTTGATTGCGGTCGTTTCGGCTCATGCCAGCATGAAACCGATACACGTCTGAACTGCCGTGCAGACTGCTGTCCAAACGCAGTTCAAACAACTCGATAACTGCGCTAGGCGCAAGCTTCAGCAGCTCGTCGTAAACAGCCGAAATCGCTGCCCAAACAACGGTGTTGTCCTTAACCGCACCAGCAGCAACACATTTGCCGTCAAACAGAAAAAGACAGTTGGCGGCTACCTCGGCATCTACTGCTACGTCTACTGATGAGTCATATCGAAGAAGCTCCGTAGGCCAAGTAGGCTCCGACGTGCCAGACGTTCCTGCTTGAATACATCGAAACCACAAGCCAGTTCCATACGAAACCGTTGGGCGACGAACGTCACCAACAGAAAACGCGGTGCTAGCGGTCCAAACTGCTGTCGCCATTACGGTTCAAATACTTCGCGGAACGTTGTTTGGATTGTGGCGCGATTCAGGTAGGGAATCGACTTGCTCCACGACTCACAGACAAATTTCGAGCTTGAAGCCTCTCCTGGTGGTGTGAAGTCGAATGGTGCGTTGTCGTCCGCACGAGCATCCAAAAACGTTTCGATCGTGTCGGCGTCAGCTTCTGACACCTCAAACGTCAAGTTGTACAGCTTTGGGTTTTGGTTCAAACCAAAAGTCAATCGAGCCTCGTAGCCATCAGAAAACTGCACCTTGCGAACACTTGGCCCGCTGCGTTTTTGCAGCCCGTAGGTTGGGGTGATTGACGGGAAGGTAGCCATCAGCTTGCAAGGAGACCGCCGGGACGTTTTTGCTTGATAAGTTCGGCTTGCACTGCTGCTCCGAGCATCCGCCCAAGCTGAGAGGCTTGATCGGAGTTGCCCTCAACAGACGAGCCAGAAGCATCGACGTTGACTGTCACGCTAGCTCCGCCCATTGCACTGTTTGGAACAATCGTTCCAGCGCGATCAGGGACAAACAGTTCAGGCCCACGCTCCCCAACGATTGATGGGCGGCCAACAGGAGGACGGCCGCCATTTGCGAAACCAAGCAGCCCACTGAAAAGCCCGGCCCCAGGGAAGGCAGCTTTGAGCAGTGTGTTGACGCCGAGCTGCATTATCTGTTTTGCGACGCTCTGCAGCATGTTCCCGAGAGCTTGCGTCGCGTTTTGTGCCTGCATCAACGAGTCAACAATGCCTGAGCTGATCGTTTGTCCGATGCCTCCATACAAGCGTTCCAAACGATCAGCCTCTGCCTGCTGCGCCTTCAAAGCAGCCGTTGCAGCGTCAGCTCGATCTTTGTCAGCCTTGGCGGCTTGGCGGGTTTTTGTCTCTTGGTGAAATATCTCCCCGGTCAGTTTGATCGCCTCATCGACGAGGTGTGCGTTCTCCTCCGTTCTGATCCGCGTTAGCGCAGCAATGTCGTTTAACAACTGCTGTTGACGCTTGCCCTCCTCTGTTTCTTGCCTGCTGATTTTTGCCCTATCTCGCAGGCCTTGAACCTGCCCTTTAATTCCTGCAAGGGGATCAACTATTGACGGCTTAGGCTTTTTCTTCTCCTCTTCCTCTTTGCGTTTTCGCTCTGCCTCCTCGCGAGCTAGGCGCTGAGACACCGTCTCTGGCGGATCAATCGGAACCATGTTTGCGTCGTATTTGATGCCAGCGATGGTGAACGTTTGTGAGAGAACGTCCTTTCGAGCCCTAAGCCTGTCGAGCTGATCAACCGCTTCGCTGATGCGATCTCGCAATCCTGCGGCATCAGATGCCTGTCCCTTGTAGTAACCAGCGCCCTCGATAGCCGCCAGCGTTTTCTCCATCTTCTTCAGGTTGCCATCCGTTGTCTCGATCGCAGTCTCAAGCTCATCAACCGTTCCGGTTTTGATTAGGTCCGAGAACTCTTTGAACTTCCGTCGGGCGTCCTCAAGCGCCAAAGTCACGCCGAGAATCGGTCCTGCAAGAAGTGCAAATTTGCCGAACGCGAGGAAACCAGCTTTGATTTTTGCGCTGGTCAGACTGATGCCCAAAAGGTTTGCGGCAGCCGCTGCAGCAGCTAGTGCGCCGCCAACCCCTACCGCAGCATTGAGCAATGCTTGCAGCTCAGGCGGCAGTTTTTGAACAATGTCCAGCAATCCGCCTAATACGCTGACTGCACCCTCGGCTGCTGGCAACAGTGTCTGTCCAATAGACACTTGCAGCTCGTCAACGCGATTTTTGAACTCTTTGAACTTGGCAGCAGGCGACTCAGCAAGCAGCTCCTGAATCTTGTCCTTGTTCAACTCAAAGCCTTTCGCCAAAGAGTTGATCAGGATGTCGGACGTGATTTTGCCCTCGCTTCCCAGCTTTTTAAGCTCTCCAACAGTGACGCCCATCTCCTGGGAGACGAGGGTCAAGATGCCCGGGATTTGCTCAGAGATCGAGCGGAACTCATCGCCCTGAAGTCGACCAGATCCGAGGGCTTGGCTCAGCTGCAGGAACGCAGAGGATGCAGCCTGAGCAGACGTGCCGCTAGCAAGCGCGACAGCATTAAAGCCTTGGTAGACCGTTTGGATCTCGGACAGCGATTTACCAAGCGGCCGCAAACGAGCAAAGATGTTGGCGAAATTGCTAGACGATTCGCCTAGGGACTGGTTGAACGTGGTGGCGTTCTTTCTGACTAGCTTCTGAACCTGATCGAACTCTCCGTATTGACGGGACAACAGCTCAAGGCGGAGCTGCGTTTGTTCGAACGAGGCGGCCTGCTCAATAAACCCTTTGGTTGCTGCTCCTGCCCCGAGGCCAACAACTAATCCTTTCACTCCATTGAGCTTTTTAACTAGCCCGTCTGCTCCCCTGCGGGCTCGGTTGAAAGCGTTTCCTAGCGTGTCGCCCATCTGCTTCGCCTTTTGCTGCAGGCGAACAGCTTGGTTCTGAACCCTGATGACAGCCTGCTCGAGGCGAGTGCTATCACGGCTAATCTTTTTGAGCTTGCCGCTGAGCTGATCCTCGAGCTTTAGAACTAGCTGGACGGATTCCATCAGCCCTTGGTCAACTAGCCAATACTACCGACGCATCTGTTTAGCGCGCTGCACTGCTTGCTCCTCAAACTCAGCCTTGAGTTCAAAGTAAGCCGCGAAGTGAATCAGCTCAGCATCAGTCAATTCTGTGCGGAGTCGGCTGACTGTCATGCCCAAAGTGCAGGCCAAGTGAAACTCAAAAAAGGTCCACTTGTCCTGCCTCAGTCGTTTTTTGTTTCTTCCATGTCAGCGGTGTCGCTGAGGCCAAACAGGAACAGCTCTAGCTCGTTGAGGACAGACTCAGGCAGCTTCCGTTGCAGCTTTGCTGCATCAGCAGGGGCAAACGGCTTTGTTCCGTCCTCCAGCTCTGCAAGAAGACAAAGCATGTTGGTGCTGAGGTCGAGCGCCTCGTCTGTGCCTGCTAGCTGCTGCGCTTTTTTGCGATCAGCGCGCGTGATCGGTTTGAAGTAGAGGTTCCTAGTTGCACCTGATGGCAGGGTCAAAACGAATTTCCGACGCTGGTTGAGATCAAACGCCTCAACCAGTTCGTCGACGAATCGCTTGGATCCGGTCATTTAATAGATGTGCAGATAGCACAAACTATAGCTTTATCACTCAAGGTTGCCGGTAATGGTGCCGCTGGTGATGAAGTTGCAGGTGACAATATCAATCTCACCAACGGTGGAAGTGATTTCCATGTCAGTGATGATTCCGGCAAAGCTCACAGAATCTGTACCAGAACTGGTGCCAGTAGTGAACAGCTCGAAGGTTGCGTCTGCAGGATCCGCAGTGGTCAGAACATCTTCGAGGAAAGCAGCTTGGCCGGTAGCGTCAGGGTCATAAACCAGCTCAACAGTGCCAGAGCCGCTGATCATGCTGCCAACGAAGCTGCGGAAGGTGTCACCATGCTTGGAGACATCCAAAGTTTCCTTGGTGGTTGAAAGGCTCCAGCTGCGTGTGCCAACGATGGTGGCATTGCTTGAGCCAGCGGCGTCAAATTGGACTGCGCCTTGTTCTCCGCGAAGGACGGCCATGGTCAGAGTTCCTCGATAAATTCAAAGGTCACACGGACCTGTGTTTGAAAATAGCCCTCGGGAGCTGGTGAAGCCAGTGCCTCTGGACCGGATGGAGCGTCGAAGTAAACCCCCGACACGATGACCCTATTGTAAAGGTCGCGAATGCGTTTGCCGATGGTGTAGTTAGCACCGGGGCCAACGCCTTTGGCGGTGAAAATGTTCATCACCAATAACCCAAGGATGCGGTTCTGAGAGTTAGTTGTCAGTCCCTGGCTCAAATACTCGTTGGCTCCGAACGCTGTTTGGCATTGAACCCATGATGAGTTGGGTGTTGGCTCGTACGCCATGTTGTGAAAAACAACAGGGATCGCAGGGCTGTTGGCTAGCTCCGTAGCAAGGCGTGCCTCGATCGTTGCCCGGACGGAGTTGAGATCTGCTGCGGCCATCAGCGCCTCCGGTTCTCAATCCTGATCAGTTTAGGAATGTCCTTCCTGGCTACCTCTTTGAGTATCAGATCCGGGTATCCCTTCACGACTGCTTTAGTGCCTGTTGTCTTTTCGCTGTTGCCGGGCTTGTACTCGTTGTTCCAGTTGGGCGGCATGTTCTCCCCATACATCACAGCGGGCGCGTATTTGACGATGGTGAAAACCCTCGCCTCTCCTGGGGTGTCTGTGTTCAGCTGCCAGCTGTTGATCAGGTTGTGACTGACGACTGGTGTTCCAATCGGCGGCTCTGCTGTTTTCAGCCTGCCGTGCAGGCTAATCCCTGCCTTTTTGATGACTCGCTCGGCTACCTCTTGAATCATGGAGTCAATTTTGATCAGCCGAGTAGAACCCCTAGCCATCACGCCCTCAAGATCAGTTCGTAGTGGGTCGCATCGCCGGCTGTTTCTTGGAACGTCGTTTCGACCCGGATGATCTGATAGACGATGCTGCTGATGACGACCCGATCTTTTGTTTCTGGCGCCGTTGTCAGCTCTTTTGCCGCAACGATCAGGCGTTTGTCGCCAGCCTGTATCAGCTCGTTTGCCTCGCTGACGTTGACGTCATAGACGTGGCCTTTGATCGACGTATCTGAGGTTGTCTCGGTGATCGCGCCCGTTGTCGTGTTGTAGCTGCCGCCAGAAACGTAACGGATCGTCACATCTCCGCCGAGCTTGTCCACGATGGTCTGCGCGACCTTGTCGAGCCCTCGGAGTGCCATCAGGCTTCGTAGGCAATAACGGTGCCGCTGCCGAGCGTGATGCTGGTGATCACCAGCCCCTCGATCGCGCAGTTGGCGTTCAGGTTGATGCTGCTAACGGTGGATGATCCGTTCTCAGTGATGAAATCGGAAACCAGCGTGATCACGCTGTCCTCGAGAGCAACAACTTTCACGAACTTGCCGGTTTGGGCATTCGTGTCGTTGATGATGTTCGCCTTAGAAGGCTCGTAACCCATCATGACTAACTCCGTTTGATACCGATGTTGCCCGGCCCTGAGATTCTAAGGCCGGTCAAATACCTTTCAAACATAGGCGGCACTCGATCAGCACCAACAGCGCCTGTTTTGTCAGGCTCAACTTCAATGTTGCCCAGCTTGACTCGTTTGTAATCCTCGAGCCCGCTCAGGCCGATTCCATCAGTGTTGTTGTGCAGATAGACGGCAAGCTCGATCTGCGCCCGTTTCACCTGATCGGGAACCTCGGTATCGGTGAAGTAATCCTCAGAGATGCGAAACGGAAACCCCGTCGAATACGTGTTGACGTAGGTGTCTGGTTTGCGAACGCCCGTCCTAGGCCATTGCAGGGCCTGCGTATCTGTCGCCCTAGCCCCAAGGAAGCGCTCACGATCAAGGCGCTGTGCGGCAGCTGCTAGAGCCCGATTACGGGTGTCATCCGTTCCCGTCGTCCACTTGCTTACGTCCGTGCTGGAGATCATCGCCTCCACGAACGTGTTCGCCTCCGTCAGCGTGATGTAGCTGTTGGCGTTTGCGCCGCCCGCTGTTGCGTCGATTGTTACTGCCATCGGGCGTCACAGTAGAAGTCTTGCGTTTAGGGGCGGAGGCCGCCGCTTGAGCAGCAGCCTCACGTTCCCGCATTCGCTTAAAAGCGAAGATCCCCATCAGGAGCTTGCGCCCTTCAGAGCAACGAAGTTGAGGACGATTGCCTCAGACAGAGAACCAGCGGAGACGTTCGCCACAGTGATCTTGAAAGATCCAGCGGCGAGCGAGTTGGCTTGCACCAGATAGGAACCAGCGGTTCCGCCTGAGGCATGGTTCACAACCACCACGTCAGTGGCTGCAACTTCGCTGTTGGTCACGGTGAACGAAACTTCAGCGGCAGCAGCCAGCGCAGCGTCGTTCATGGTGATGACACCAGTTGCTGCGTTAGCAGTCACGCCGGTGCTTTTGTTGGTTGCCTGGGTGACAGACGTGCCAACGGTGGGGCCGATCAGTTTGCCGGCCGTTGCTTCAAACTTGGATGCCATGGTTAGTTACCTCCGTCAATCCATGTTGGATACGTTGGTGGCACGCACGATCCCAAGGTTCTTGGTTTCGTACACCTTGGTCCAGTTGCCGACAGTCTCGAGCTGAGAGCGAGTCGGGTTGGTGACCGAAGTGCTGAACTTCGAGCCGACCGGGTGATAGCAGTAATGCAAGTCAATGGACATCGCATCGCTCTTGGCGAGGATGTCACGGTCGGTTTCAGTTTGCAGTGCCAGCTGCTCACCGGAGGCGACAGCGCCTTGGGTGAAGAAGAAGGTGCTGTACTCGGTTGAAGCACCGCTGCCAGCCGTGGTCACGTCATCGCTGACGATCACGCGAAGACCCATGAAGGTCGGAACAGTGGGGTTGCCGAATGCACCGGCGATAGAACCACCAGAGGCAGTTGCAGCGCCACCGTTTGCATCGCCTGCGACAACGAAGTCAACAGCGCGGCGCTCAACGAGGTCGTAGTAGACCTTGCTGTGCATACAAATGGCGGTCAGTTTCTCGCCCTGATCACCCAGCTTGGCCTTGGCTTCCGCAACGTGGCGGGGAGCAAGGGCAGTCGGGGTGTCGCTTGATCCGCCGTCGATGGTCAGATCAAAGAAGGCAGCGTTGCTGTCGGTGGTGTTCACAGAGCCGAAAACACCAGCCAGGCAGGACAGAAGATCTTTCTGACGCTGGTTAGCAACGTAGGCGGCAATCTTTTGACCGATCGCAGCCATGGGATCGGAACCAGCTGCAAGAGCAGCGAGGTCGCGAGCCTCAAACGCACGGCCACGGTGGAGCACAACACCCACCTGTTTATCAGCCGTGATTTTGCCCGGAGTCAGGGAGGAGCTATCAGAAAGCACCTCGAAGTCTCCGGTCAGGTTTGCCTTGTAAAAAGGCACCTGAACGAAATCACCACCCTCAGTAGCATTCAGCTCGGCCATCGGCTGAACAACTCCGGATGCCAAAAAGGCGTCCAGTTGAGTCGTCTGCTCAATGACGTACGGCGTGAATATTTCGGGGATGATCAAGTCAGAGCGAAGAGTCGCCATGACAAATCCTCAGAAATGATGTTTACAGTCGGGCACGGCCCTTCAGCTCAGCACGGCTTCGCCTTGCTACAAATACTACCGCCCTTGTAAACGACGAGTGGCCTCGGCGTTATATGCAATGCGAGCATCACGTCCAAGCTTTGATTGAATCTCTGAGAGCACAGAGATGTTCAAACCTGGGCGGCCATTGCCATCAAGAACTAATCGGCCCATCAGTTGCTCGTCAAAGCGAACGTTGCCATCACTTGCCCGGCCTGCAGGCGCTCCGCTGCCTTGAGGCTTTGCCGTGATCTGCATGTAGGGCTGCACATTGCGCTCTACCCACTGCGGGAAAGAGATTCGTTCGTAGCCATCAACCACGACTGGTTTGCCGTCGTTGCCTGTCTCGATGTTTTTCGGATCAAGCATCCCTGCCTTGAAAATCAACGAGGGATCGTGCACCAGCTGCGACAGCTCCTGCGTTGCCGGGGCGATCACCTCCAGCTCACGAACGCGGGCCTCTAGCTCGGCGATGCGCTGGTCCTTTTGCGCCGACGCCTCACGGAACTGCTGCTCCAAAGCCTGTCGAGCCTCTGTGTATTTGCCCTGAGACTCAAGCTCTGCTTGCTCTGCTCTGCGCTTGAACTCAAGCAGTTCTTGAACATCAACGCCATCCGGTACAGGCGCCTGTTTCTGGGCTGATTCCTTGAAATCCTTGTATTCCTTGAGAAGCTCTGCGTTCTTCCGACGCATCGCTTCCAACTCGCCTTGCATCTTTTGAATGTCAACAGCCTGCTCCACGGGAGCATTTTGTTCTTCAGACATGAATTAGCCACGGGCTAAATTGCTGCCCAAGACTAACAACAGTTCACCACTTCACTTTTTTTGCCCACCAAGCGCCGCTCATTTTGCCTTTGGCAATGTTCTTCGCGTGACGCTTTAGGAAGGACTGACGCCGAGCCTTTGCTGCCGCAGATTCCCCAGGGCGCTTAGGTGAACCAGAAACGCCTTGTTGCCCGAAGCGGATCAGCTTTGTTTTGTCCCCCTCCTTTGCCAGAACAACGTGGCTTTTGGTGGGATGGCTTGGTGTTCGCTTGGGCTTGTTGACGCCTTTCAGCCCATGGCGCTCGAGCCTCGGGTCCTTTTTCTTAGCCATTAGGACTTTTTCCTCCGGCGGCGGCGATGCTGATACTTGATCTTCGCCGGGCCCTTTTTCTCCCGCTTGAACTTGGCCTTCTCAGCGGCAGTCATCTCGCCCGCTGTTTTCGGCGTCTTGGATGATACTCGCTTGGATGGCCGACAGGCTGGGTAGCCGTCGCGCTTCTCGCCTTTCTGCCGGCCGCAGGGTTTGCCCGTTTTCACGTCAACCCATTTCTCGGCGAACCAACGCCCGAGGCCGCCCCTAGGTTTTCTTTTTCTTGCGGCCACGGCTCTTTGGTTTGGATGATTGCGTCGTGTAGGTTCCGCCGCGCTTTTTATATTCACGAACTAGCCAAGCGTTCGCGTAGGCGCTCGGATAGACGTCGAACTTCCGCTTCGCTGCCGCCTTGACGCGGCTATACAAAGCCTTGTCTGTGGGAACGTTGCGGGAGGCCATTATTTTTTCTTGCCAGCCTTCTTGCGCTTACCGGCGGGCTTCTGGGGCTTCTTGGGCCCCTTCATGTAACCAGGCATGGAGCAAGCGCTGCTGTGCCGATCGTAATGGGTCCTCATTCCTCTGACGAGGCCTTCGCCTTAGTTTTTTTGGCCGCTGGTTTCTTGGGAGGGCAGGAGGCAGCCTCAGACGATTCGGAAGCTTTGAACTTGTACTTACTTGCTAGTGGAGCCATAGCCACGGTCTTTGAGCTGATCCAAAGTTAGCGTCGCGCCGTCCTGCGAAACAAACTTACGGATCGCGTTGGTCGGGCCGTATTTTTTGACAAGCCCATTCCATAGCTTCAACCTCTCTGGGCCCAAGACATCCCGCTTCGTCGCTTCATCCTGAGCGTTGAGCCATTCGCCGTAGGTCTCTCTGATTTCCGAGAACTCCTTCTCTAATCCACGCGGCACGTTGCGAATTCTCGAGCGGCATTGATAGTGCTGCGGCGGTACTGGTCCTTCCCTGTGCCGGAACATCTTCCCGTCGAGCGCTCTGCAGATGTCGCTCGTTTTTGTATCGAGCGTCGCCGTGTAGATGTAATGCTTCGTTAGCTCTGGATTCTGAGCTGCAATCAGCTGATCAGCAGTCGAGGCGACCTGATTAACGCTGGTGCGAACGATCGCCCTGATCTGATTGTTTGGGATGGCCGTTGCTTGGCCGCCTCTCGCGATGATCGCGTCAACAGATCCGGCCTGATCTCTTTGGAGCCGCCCACGGACTCTGCGGGTGATCGCCTCGATCGACTCGCCCTCAATGATTCCATTTCTGACCGTACGGCTGAAGATCTCAACTTGCCGCTCCGACATGCTGCGGAATGCCTGCCTGATCGTTTCGCCGTTTGGGAGCGTTAGCTGTTGCCCAAGCGTCAGCTGAAAGGTAATCGGCTGGCTTGTGATTCTAGTGAGACTATCGCTGAGATTCACAACGCCTGCAGCTGTTGGCTCGGCGGTCACGATCGCTTGGGCGAGCGTTGGGCTGATCTCAACCGTCCGTACGATGTCGGCCCTCCCTGCAGGAAGCGCTCGCTGCAGCTGCCTCGTCGCGAACTCGCCCTGGAGCACTGCTAAGCCCTGGAGTTCCTGCTGCATTGCGAGCGTGCTGGTGCCCGCCCAGCTGTCCAGCGACTCTTTCAGCTGCGCCAAGACAGACCGCAGCTGGCTTGCTTTCGCTGATTGATTCAGCTCGCCCAAGAGCTGCAGCTGCTCAACCACGTCAAGCACTGCATCATTCCAAGCACGCACCAGCCTCAGCGAGATGCCATTGCTGTAGCGATTCAGGTCGATCGCGTTGCGGAACAGCTCTGTTAGCTCGCTCATTACATTTTCAGGCCAAGCTCATCCGCTCCATCAATGCAGCAGATAGAGACGTCTGCGCCCTTAGTCAACAGATCCTTGAGCAGCAGCCGCAGATCATGAGGAGTCATCCCGTCGTAAAAGCTGTAGGCCGACTCCTCGACTTGCCTGACTCGGTTGCCCTCAAACCATGTAACGCGGATGACGGCATAGAACTCGTTTTCTAGTTCCTGCTCAGCGAAATAAAGCAGCTGCTTTGGCTGATCGCTGCCTCGTTTCGGTCGCCGATTCATCCAGCCCATCAGTCAGGGATCCTCTCGGTTGGCTCCTCCTCAGGCTCCGCCTCTGGCATAACCGCTCGCTCCCGCTGATCAGGCTGATCCATCTCGATCAAGCCGCCGGTCTGCGTTGCCTCTAGCTCCTCCTCAACGTCGAACTCGTCGCCTAAGACTTCGCCCGCCTCCAGCTGATCAAGCAGCGTTTTCTGCGTGATCGTCCCGGTCGTATATAGGGCGAGCAACGCTTGAATTTCCTGCGGATCAAGCCTCGTTGACAGGAAGTCGCGGTTCACGAAGCTGGTCCCCGCTTGCCGCTCTTGCAGATAATCAGCGTGGAACTGCAGGCAGTTGTCGATCAGATCCTGCATCTGCTGAGCGATCACCATCATGGTGCTGTCGCCTTGGCTGCGATCGATGCGCTTGGCCTCAGCTGTCTCTGCTCCGAGCTTTTGCCCAAGCACGGCAGCAAGGCCCAAGCTGTTGATCTGCTCAGCGATCCTGTCCAGCTGCTTGAACTGAGCGTCATAACTGCGGCCGCCAGGCTCGATGTATTCCGCCCGTCCGTCGGCGGGAAATGCGATCGCCTCTCCAGGGCCGGCGCTGACTTCCTCTGCTGCCTGGGGGAACCCATAGAAGGCCAGCATCGGTACGGCGCTGATGTGCAGCTGGTTGCTGAGATCGCTCTGCGTCTGATAGTGCTGCAGATTCAGCTCAGCAATGTCAGCCAAGGGCGGCGTGGACTCAAGGATGTTGGCGCGGTTTGAGTAGGCAACAGCGAACGGGATCTCCGAGAGGCTGGTGGTGCCCTCCTCGACAACCCGGAAGTCGCCGGCCTCGTCCTTGCGATGGATCTCGAAAGTGCCGGGCGTGAGCACCCGGATTTGCTCGACGTGCTGCTCGCCATAGTCGCCGTCAGCAATAACGATCTTCTCCATCAGCCGCAGCTGCGTCAGCTTTTGCTCTCCGTCTTGGATCTCAGTCCGCCATCCAAGGATGTCGCGTGGCGTATAAGTCACCCAGTAGGGCCGACCGTTTTCCCCTGCTGCAGGGGCATCAACCAGTACGCCGACGTGCCCGTAGCGGATGCACTTGCGAGCTGTTTCGTAGGCCCAAACGTTGAGGTCGTTGCCCTGCAAGTCAACGTTGAACAGATGCTCAATCACTTGATCTGAGACATCAGTCAGCCTGACCGGCTTCCGAGTCAACATGCCCGCCAGCATCCGCTCGAGTCGCACGTAGTAGGGCGACAAAACGCTACGGAGCAGACGATTGTCATATGCCTCGTCTAGCTCCCGAGGCTCTTGTGGCAGATATGTACGGTGCTTTTTCCTGATGCCGTATGTGCCCTGCAGCAGAACTTCAATCAGGAGCCAGTGAGGCTCCATGTTGATCCAGGCAGTACTCGGATCGTTGACATTGGTGACAGTGCCGACGCGCTGGCGGCCAACATTCGTAAAGCCTGAATACACAGCGCAACTCCGCCTGATCCTCGCAGTTTAGTAAAGCCTGATTCCTGTACCACGACCAGCACGAGCGTGCAGAGGATTGAATTCACGCCAAACGAGATAACCCAAACTGTCGTTCATATGGTCATACCCGCCTTCTTTGTCCGGTTCCCCTTTTTCCGTATAGCTCTGCAGCTCTAGGCATTCGATCGTTCGCTTGCAGCTACTCGCTACTTGCATTCGGACTTCGCCCCGCCCGTTCTCCAGAACAGCTTGAACAGCAGCCACCCGATCACGGACGGGAGGATTTGCCCTCGGCGATTGATTGCTGAATCCATAGGATTCGAGGATCTGGATGTCTGTGCGGGAGGCGTTAGTAGAACGCGAGCCGCCTGATGCGTCAGGGTAGATGTATATGCGGCGGTCGGGAAATCGCCGTCTGATTTCTTGACCCAAAGCGTCGGTGTCATGGGCGCCGCTGATCTCATCGATCAGCACGAGCTTGTTGCCAAGACGGACACCGATAACGGCCGACATGTTGCCAATGTTGAAGTCAACGCCGATGCGTAGAGGTTCGGAGCTGACGTCAGGAATGTTGCTGGTTACGTGCTTCGATCGATCGAAGCGGTCGTAAACCTGTCCGGTGTTGAGGTTGACGAACTCGCCGTGCAGATATGCCTGCAGCAGGCTTGGGTCGTAGTTGGCCTCGAGCCGTTCGATGAAGTCTTGGGGTAGATGCGGATTGTCTACCGATCGCATCTTAATGAGCTTGCGATCCTCTCGTTGCTGGGCATCGTCTGATCCAAAGGTTTTCCACATCCAGCGGAAGCCCTCTGGCGTTGATGCAGCAGCAAACTGCCGGACATTGCCAGCCCGAAGGCGGCCGAGGATCTTGGGGAAGGCGCGCTGACATGTCGATGGATTGACGGTGTCGATCTCGTCAGCGAGAACGTACGCCAAGTTCAAACCGATGATCCGCGACCAGTTCTCGAAGCTCCGGCAAAGCACCTTCGTATCCGCCTGGGGCAGATGCAAGATGTATTCGGGCAAAGGCGAGGCCCGGAACGTATAGGGCACGTCGTACTGCTCGAGGAACTGCTCGAAATCCGTCTGCCAGATGTCCCGGATCAATGGGCCAGTGGGCTCCATAACGCAGCCCGTGAAGCCTTGGTTAGCCGCTGCCATGAACAGGGTCTTGGCTGCTAACGCTCTCGTCTTACCCGCCCCGTAGCCAGCAGAGATGCCCAGGATCTCTGTGCTGTCATCGTCGACAAAGGCTCGCTGCCCAGGATGCAGATCGTCCCGCACCTGCAAGAGCAGCTGGTCAAGATCAAGGTCGCGGCCAAGATCGCCAACCCGTTCGAGGACACAGCCCTCAGGGATTGAGGACAGGATGCTCACTCAAGGATCCTCGCGATCCGCGCTGCGGAGTTGATTGCGCCTAAGGCGCAGTTGAGCTGGTTGGTCTTCCGGGCCTCCTTCTGAAGCGATGCCAGCTGCGACAGAAGCTCTGCTGTAAAGACGCGGCGATCAAGCTCCCAGTCTTGGCACAAGATCTCCCGCGCTCTGCGGATGTAATCGTCCGTGGTCCTCGTGGAGCATTCCCACTGAGTCGAGGCATATTGCAGGACGTCAGAGCGCGTGCCGCCATTGGCGAGAAGGCGTGCGACGCGATTCACCCGCAGGCCCAGCTCGGCCTTTGATGATCTCCTCCGAGGATTGTGGGGCTTTGGCATTAGTCAGCCTCCTGGGTCTTGGGGCTGGCCTGGGAAAGATTGGAGCGCGTGGGTCGGTGATGCTCCGCCGCCTTATCGGTGGTCCCGACAGTGGCCTGCTTCACGCGCGTGCTCTCACCACGGTACATAGTTGCGCCCATTTCCGCTATTCGGGTGAAGGGAAGGATCGGCACTGTGAGGCGTTCTTTGGCTGTTGGATCGAGGAAATAGATGTAGCGAAGCTGGAAGCCCGCCAGAGGTTTGGCGCCACGCTTTTTCCACTGAGAGGCGTTGCCGCCCATCTTTTGCGGGTTGACGTTGAGCGTTAGGTCAGTGACGACCTTGCCGTTGGGGAGCTTGAGGATCGTCTTGTTTTGCCGGATGCCGGTCAGGTGAAAGCCACTGGCCCGATAAATGGTGCCATCTCCGCATTGAGCGCCGTCGGCAAATGAGAGCACCCACTGGATGTGCGGGTAATGCTTTTTGATCAGCCGAAAGGCAACGGCTAAGGCCCGGCTTTCGCTGTTGCGGGGCAGGTTTTCGCTGAACGCCATTCGGTTCAGCTCTAGGAAGCCATTCCAAGGCGTGTCCTCGACAAGAGGGAGAACCTTGCGTTTATCGATGGGACTGCCGAATTGCATGGCCCCTTCAAGCCGGCCGTTGAGGAAGACGCCTAGGTGAAGGCTTGAGGTTGCGGCAGTCGAGCCGGAATAGTGAATCCGCTTGACGACAGCCGCTGCATCTTTGGCAGAGATGGGCGCGACCTTGATGTCCTTAGCTGAGGCCATGATCACCTCCCCAGCTGAGGAACAGTTCAGCAACTCGAGCGATGGCGTTGCCATTGCCGTTCTCATTGCCGGTATCGACAAACGGGCCCATGGCCTTGGCCTTCTCAATGGCCTCTTTGATGATCTCGGCCTGAAGGTCGTGCACGATGAACGTCATCTGCTGGATCGGCTCGCGATCGTCAGAGTTCAGCTCTGGCATCTCATCCAGCGGCTCGACTTCATCGCCGAGGAATGCCTCGAGATCTTCCTCGGTGAACCAGCTGGAGATGTCGTGCTCTTGCGAGAGGCTGTGGAGCATCTCGACGTCCCACTCGGAAAGATCGGCCGTGCGGTTGTCGGCGAGAGCTAGGCCGACCTTTTCTTCCTCAGAAAGGCCGGTGCGTCGAACGGCGATGATCTCGTCGCCTTCTGTCTCGATGACGCGGAGGTTCTTGATGCCGGCGGCCTTGGCCCCTTCGATGGTTCCGTTGCCGGCGAGGATGCGATTCTCCTCGTCAATGACGATGGAGCGAGCAGCGCCGTAACGCTGCAGGGACTCTTTGATTAGTTCCGAGGACCGATCTGTGCGTTTCCGTGCGTTTTTATGGTCAGACTTCAGGCTGTTGATTGACGCCACGCGGATTGTTTCGCTGCCGCCACGCTACCTGCAGCTGCAAGATCTTCGGATCTACTAGGTGCTGAGAATCGACAAAACCCACCAGGTCGTCAATCTGAATGCGGATAACTCCGCTGTTGAGGACTCTGATTTTGGGATTTGGCATATGCGTCACGGAGGCGGCGTTCATAGTCAGTGAAAGCTTTGAGGTCGTTGTTGCATTGCTGAGCGGAGCCGAGGGCCTGCTCCTGTTCACGTCTGGCCTCGATCAACGAGGTGTAAAACGCCTCGTAGTCCGGGAGGATATGGCCGGTCCTCGGGAGAACTTTGGCGTAGCCACAGCGAAGAACAAGGGCTGCTTTCCGGAGTTTGGCTGACATTTTGACCGTGGCGATCAGCTCCGGTCCGTGGAGGCGTTTGGGATGGATGTCCACAGGTCAGGGCTTAGATGGGAGATTGTGCTGACGCCTGAAGGCCTCCATGCTTGCGTTGAAGTTATCCCGATGATCCTCGAGGGTTTCAAAGTCTGCGTTCATCGATCTCGCTATGGATTCCAACGCCCAAGCAATCTCCTTAAGGACGCTGGGCCGGCCATAGTTATCATCAGAAATTTCGTCGGCAATCCGCTTCAGGTTTTTGTCCGGATCGAAAGTCATGGTTTTGAGAACAGAGGATTTGCTGGACTGATTTTTGATGTCGGGGGATGGATCGCGCTGTTATCCGCGCCCTGCTTTTCCCGCTCTGCACGTGGGTGTTGTATGGCTTTCAGCCCGAAGGCGTCAGGCTCCCCGACGCCCCAAATTTAAGGGCCGGCGCTAGTCCCAAGTGTTGTGATATTTCGGGCGGCCATCCCAGATTGAGAAGGACTTCATGGTGTCAGAGATGTACTGGCAGCCATCGGAGCTGTGCTGGATCTTTTTACGGAAGACGCAGCTGTCAACAGCTTTGAAGTCGAGACTGGGTTCAGCAGTGCCGTCGCCTCTGCCGTCGTCATTTTTGACGATGCGGCCGATGGGGCGGAGCCAAACGTTTGATTTAGTCATCCGATCGACGAGATAGAACTCGACGATGGTCATGTTGTAGCCGTAGCTCGAGCAGACGATCTGTCCGACTTCGAACTGCTTGGTCTGAAGGATGGAGGGGGCGGCGGTCATTTGACGGGCTCCTGAACGGTGACAAACATCTGATCCCAGTTCCTCGCGAACTCTTTGGCGATCGCGATGTTTTGGTTGGCGCCATCTGCGATCAGATCACAGACGCCCTCCTGCATTTCAAAGAGGCTCTCTTGATCGAGCATGTCGCACTCCATGACGGGCTCGAGCAGGTCAGCGAGCTTGGCGATGAATTGAACGGATGTCATTGGTCGTCCTCGGGCAGGTTTTCGTAAGTGGTCTGAATGAACTCAAGGGCAGGGAGAACGTCGTCCTCGATGCGGGCAAGGATGTCGAGAGGAATCTCGAGATATTCGGTGCGGGCTGCGCGCTCAAGGCGTTGGCGCATCAGGCAGCAAAGCTGAATGGTGTCAATGCCGTCGATGTTCATGACCAGATCTCGCAAGGGACGTTGTCAATGAACAGGTTGAGGCCGTCCTGCTTGGCTTCGCGGATGCGGAGCAGGCGATCCTTGCGGCTGTAGATCCAGTCGTCCCAGATCAGCTCGTTGGTCTTGGGGTCGCGGGCTTCGCAAAGGAAAGCGCGCTCAGGCTCTGCAGGAGGCTCGGGCTGTGTCGCCTCAAGCCATTCTTTGAGAGCCAAAGAGGAATTGTGCCAATCCATAATCAGTGCTGTCTCCAGCTAGGGGAGGCGCGGGGGATCGCCTCCTGTGCGTATGTTGAGGCATGGCGCGCCATATGGCAAGCCCTAGAAAATCGACAGCTGATCCATCAACGGCGGGAGATCCCGAGCGCCCCACTGCTGGGCCATTGCCTCCGCAACACCTATGTACGTACGGCTTCGATCCTTCCAGCGATCAGGCCCTGGGGGCATTCGATGAACGATCTCCTCACGCCCCTCGACGCAGTTGCTGGGAACAAGACGAGGCAGATTCTGCAGCCATAAGCAGGTGGCCTTCACCTCCCCGTGCCCATGCTCCCAAGGCTGGATGATCTGATCCGCTTTACGGATGGCAGAGCTGATCACGCTGACGGGGTTCTCGATGCACCAACGCGGGATGGAGCAGTTCATCAGAAGGCGAACGAAGCGCAAGGCCTCGCCTTGGCGTCCGTCCCTGATCTTCTCCGCGAAATGGCGGCTGCCGCTCACAGCAAGATGCGTGCAAGGCGGATGGGCGATCATCAGATCCCACTGCTGATCGAGGACTTCCTCGACTGGCTGCTGCAGATGCCACTGCGGATCGCCCTCGCATTCGAGCAGGTCACAGGACCAAGCATCGTGGCCACGCTTCCGAAAGGCATCGCGGACGCGGGCGCTGTATTCACAAGCGACAAGAACTCTCATCAGAAGTCGAACGGATCAACGGTCTCAGCTGGGGCCGAAAAGGCGGAGCCTTGACAGGGACGGATGTCCAGATCGGGGCGCTGATTGCGGAACTGAACCAGCGGTTGCCCAAGCTTCGCGATCGTGATTGACAAGGGATTGGACGCGTCATGCACAACCCATCCGTTGCTCCATTTCCCGCCCGCGAAGCGTTCAACAGCGTCGCCCTCAGAGAGAGGTGACAAACCCTCAGGAGCGAGGCGATAAACCTCCCCTCCCTGCTGCAAGGGAAAAGAACGTGAAGAAGGTGATAAACCCCTTATTTCCTGTGTGCGCGCGTGCGCGTACGTGGGAGCCTCCTCAGGGTTTTTCACCTTTTTGACGTTTATCTGGGGCTCAGAGGGGAGGGGGGCGATCGGGGCATACAGCGCAGCGGGGCGGCCTCCCTCTGCACCGATCTCCGCCTGACCGACCTGGTGCACGAGCCCCTTGCGATTCAGGCTGCGGAGGCAACGGTGGATCTTGTTGGCCTCAAGGTTGAAGCGGCGCCCAAGCTCCGAAACCGTGCAGGGGAATGATCCGAGGATCCACCGCTCATTGATGTAGTCAAAGATGTCGGCAGCTCGGCCCTGCAGGTCGTCAGCGGCCTCCTGCAAAGCCTCGCCCTGAAGCACGGCATCACCATCGCCGTGATGGATCCAGCCATCGTCCTGCAGCTCGATCAGCAGCGTCGTGCCTTTGGCTCGGCCTTGGGTTTTCAGGATTACCCGGTGATCCTTTTGGGTCTGCCCCTCAGCAGGCTGCCGAAACCAGTTCATCAGGATCGTCAGGCTTGCCGCTGCCGGGAGGGCATTCGATCCGCGAGAGGCGTTGGTTGCATTTCCGCCCGCAACGGATTTGTTGGTGTGATGGATCATCGCCAGCGTGGCGTGATGCGGGGCCAAGGCATGAGCAAGGTCACGCGCTGGGCCATCAAAGGCGCTGGTTGCTTCATCAACGCCAAGCGGACTGATGCAAGCGTGGTAGCTATCGAGAAGGAACAGCGACCGTGGGTTGGCCGCTGCAATCTCCCCCAGGTGGGCTATCCCCTCGGCCGTGAGATGCAGAGGCGCGCCGGTATGCCAAAGCATCTCCACTGGGCCGCCGAGGCCGCCATCCTTTGCGACGAGGCCCTCCCGCTGGAACAGCGTGTGCCAATCGTTCTCCGGCTGGTCAGTTCCGACGATGAAAACCTTCGGGCAGGGTCCATGTAGCGGTTGCCCTAGGTATGCCTCATCGCCGCGCCACCACGCACCGATCATGCCGACCATGAGCGCTGACTTGCCGACCTTTGGCGGGGCCACCAGCAGATTGAAAGTCCCGGCCATGATCACGCCCTCCCACGCCCAAGGCGTAGGGGTCGTATCCATCCGCTCCCCTTTCATTCGAGGAACGCTGACGCCGGCAGTTTCGCCGCGAGCGCGAGCCAAATAGGTCGCAGCTGTCCGCTCGCTGATAGGACAGCCCAACTCCTCAGCCATCAGGCGAAGTCGCTGGCTCTGCAGGAATGGGTCCGGCTCGTCAGAGATGACGGCGGTAGCTGCGTTTTGGACGTCGCGCAGGAGGGTTTTGTGGTCGTTCAGAGCTTCCGGGCTGACGAAGCTCTTTAAGTCGTCTGGTGTAGAAACCATCCTTCGCTTTTGACGGGGAGAACAGGGTGTGGGGGGAATAGATGCGAAGGCGCTCCAACTCCCGAAAGGCGGCCAGCTCAGGACTGGTCTCGTAGGGGTGAGCAGCATCAAAAGCGTCAAGCGCTGCATCAGAGCGCTGCCGCTGGATTTTTGAGTAGTAGCCGGCCTGAGCTAGCTCGTCATCAAATTCTGCAGGGAGCCCAAAGGGCACCCACTGGAGCAGCTCAAAGGCGCGCCGCTCTTCTTCATTTTTAGTCACGCGCGATGGGCTCGGGCTCTTGAGCGATGGCTCGTTGCAGCAGCAGGTTCACCCAAGAGACGCGGGTTTGCCCGATTGGCTTCTTCCGATGCAGCTCCTGCAGGACTCGCGGATCGATGACGACGCGGTATTCGCCGTGCGGGTCGATGATCTCCCCTGACTGGGCATGGGCAGGGCCTGTGATGGGCATTGGCAGGGCTTGATTCGGGCCCTGACTCTGCCATTGTTGGCCGGCCCCGCAAGCCCCAGTTGCTAAGTCCAATTCCTGAACTGCTCCTGGAGGAGGAGTCGCATCGATACAGCTACCGAGGTGAGCTGCTTGCCCGCTCGGTTTCTGAGGTCGTCGGCTTTCAGCTGACGGAAAGCCAGCGCGCAGGAATGGAGCGATACAAGAACGGGCCCAAAGGCTGGGCCGCTCGTGGCTCAGCTATTCACAAAGTGCTCGAGCATCACTTGAAGGGCGAGCCCTGCGTGCATGACGAGCAGTGGAGTCCATGGATCGAACCGCTCCTCAATGAGTCGCTGTTCAATCGCATACGGCTCCATGCCTGCGAATATCGACTGGTTGATGAAGCGCGGTCGATGGGCGGCAGCTTTGATTTTTTGGTCGAGCTGGACGAGCCGGGTGTTTCAGGGCTGATGATTTTGGGAGATTTGAAGACTGTCTCCTCCGCCGGGGCGCTAAAACGACGGAAGCCGGCTACTGCCCAGCTCGGTGCGTATCTAGGGATGCTGCAGCAGCATCACCCTGATCTGCGCGTCGATCAATGCGTCACCGTGGTCTCTGGCCCGGAAGGCTGCCGCGTGATTCGAGAGGATCCCGCCGACTGCCGCGCCGCTTGGGAGGACATGTGGGCCCGCTACGAACTCGATCAACCTGATTTTTGATGAACTGCCCCAGCTGCGGCGCCACGCTGATTTGCGTCCTCGAATCCCGCCATACAGGAAAAGGAGTGATCAGCCGAAAGCGTCAGTGCAAGATCTGCGCCCATACCTGGCCGACGGCTGAGATCACCTGCCCGCCGATTTCATCGCAGGCTGGGAACTGGGGGACATTCAAGGTCCGGGACGAGCTGGTGGATGAGCTGGAGCAGACGGCGGGGATGTTCACCCCTTCATTTCTTGCGGTGGCGCGCCATAAGCGCTAGAACATCGGTGCCGGAGACGGCGCTGTTTGAATCAATCCAATGACTCCATCAGAGAGGCTTCATCAGGCCATCCGGATCCGCAAGGCTCTCAATGAGCTGATGACGGTCAAAGAGGCCGACATGCACAGCGGCATGTTCGAGCATTTAGATGACTGGATCCGCGACATCACCTTCGATGTTGAGGACGTCATCTCACCGCTAGATTGAAAAAGCATGAGGCAGGCCCGCTGGTAACACAGCGGGTTTTTTTTGGCTTTGTTGCCATGGCGCGCCAAAGCCGCTAGTTTCCGCACACCCGAGAGGGACCTGTTTCTCAATTCATGGATCACAGCGACCTGCCGTTGTTCAATCACCCAACGGCGCCTCATAACGGCATCGACACCAGTCGCGACGCTGCTGAAAGCATCCGCTCTCAGATCAACGGCATGTGCCGAGATGTTCTCGAAAAAGTCCGCGACTGCCCCTCAGGGCTGACGTGCGAACAGATCGAGCAACTGTTGGGGATGAAACATCAGACCGCGAGCGCTCGTCTTCGCGATCTGATGGAGATGCACCCGTCTCCTCTCGAGTTTCGCCCGGATCCAAAAACTGGCAAGCCCCAGCGGCGCGTCAATTCCTCCGGCCGAACTGCCCGTATCTACTTCGCCAAATGACTCAGCCCATCGATCCGGTGGCGCAGCGCGAGTTCGTCGATAACGACGACGGCTACAAACTCGTGCGCGAGCGCCATAACAAAATGCACGAAGCGGCCCGATCCGCCAAGCACGACATCGTGCTCGAGCTGCGAAAGATCGACATGTTGCTTTCGGCCTTCGATCTCTGCGTTGAAAAAGCGTGGGAGCACGAAGATGTCGAGGAGGACAGCGAGCTGGACAAGCAGCTCAAGCGCCTCACGCCTGATGGCAGCGACATCTGGTTCAGCCACTACAACCGCGCTGCTGATCTGATCAAAGATCAGATGATTGAGCAGTGCAAAACCGTGCTCATGGCTGAGCACACCGCCGAAAAGCTGAAAAAGGAAGCCCGCTCGCATTGCGACAGCCTCACCGCTGCGCGAGAGGAGGCGGAAAAGCGCTACGTCGCATCCCTCGAGCCAGTCAAACGCGGCCCCGGCCGTCCCAAGAAAACCTCCTGAACATCATGCAGAAAACGTTCACCGATCAGCACGGCCGCGTGTGGGTTGACACCTCCGAGATGTCCCTCGCCGCCAAAATCTCAATCCCAACTCTCAAGAAGTACCGGGCCGGTGGTCGCCTCCTCGAGGGCGAGCACTGGATTCAATCCTCCAACAGCCACAGAAAAGTGTTCTACTGCCGCGACGCCGTGCTCAAGCAACTCAAGGACATCGGAGAGCAACGCCGCCAACAGCGACAGATCCACATGGAGGACATCCGCCAAAAATGCGTCAGCACTGCAATCTGCCCTGACACTCGGGCTGGGCTCGAGCTGATCAGGCAGTCCGATTCATGGACAAAGGTCACCGAGGAAAAGATCGGCGACATCATCCTTTCGACCAATAGAGAGCAGATGACGTTTCCTCAGATCGCGTCGATCCTGCTGCAGCGCGCCGTCAAAGAGGAGCTGGAAAAACTGCAGGCATGAACAGCTTCACGTTCACTGTCCCCGGCATTCCGGCCCCTCAGGGCAGCAAAAGCTACAAGGGCCGTGGCCTGATGGTCGAGTCCTGCAAGAGGACAAAGCCATGGCGGACTGACGTGAAGTTCGTTGCCGAGAGGGCATTGCGGTCCGTCCAATGGCGCGCCAAGATGCCCATGCAGGTCGAGGCGACGTTTGTTTTCAAGCGGCCCAACGACCAGCACGTCGCCAACGACCCGGCCCGAGAGCTGAAAGCCTCTGCTCTCAAATATCCGGCCAAGCGGATCGGAGACCTCGACAAGCTCTGTCGAGCAATCTGTGACGCCTTGACGGGCGTTGCTTATGACGACGACTCTCAGGTCGTCAGCCTCATCGCCCACCGCCGTTACGCAAACCCCGATCAAAGACCCTGTGCAATCATCACCGTCACCATCCTTGAGTGATCTCGCTGCTGCGCTCATCAGCTTTCAGCAGGCGGTCCCGACGATTCACGACAACGACAACAGCTATCACGGCAGCTTCGCCAACCTGCCCGGCATCCTCTCGACGATTGGCCCCGCTCTCAGAGCGAACGGCCTCGCCGTCTCGCAGCTCCCAGAGCAGATCAATGGCACACCAGGACTGCGGACCACGCTGATGCACGTCAGCGGTCAGCAGGTTTCATCCGTCACGCCGCTCACCATCAATGCCGGCAAGAACGGCACGCAGGAGTGGGGCAAGGCGATGACTTATACCCGTCGCTATGCCTTGCAGGCAGTGCTCGGCCTCTGCGTCGGCATCGAGGACAACGATGCTGATCTGGAGCCCACCGCCCCGCCAGTCCGAGGTGGCAAAGCTGAGCCGGCCGCAGCCAAAGCCTCAGAGGACCTGACCAAACAAGAGAAGGATCTCTGTATCGGAATGATCGCCACGATCGCCACGCCTGAGAAGGACGGCGGCATGGGCGACAAGGCTGCCCAGAAACAGCTGTGCGAATCCTTCCGCTCTCAGTTCCGCATCACCGCGACCAAAGTTTCTGACGGCATCCAAAAGCAGAAGCACAAGGCATGGATCGAGGAGCAGGTGCGGCTGCTTGAGAACGAGTTCATCAAAAAACAAGCCAAGAAATGACCAATGATCCGTGGAAAACCCCTCAAGCGATCGCCGACGACAAGCGGCGCGCAAACCAGTTCTCTGTGCGGCTGGATCCCGATACAGCCGCCAAGCTCCACCACTTCATGCAAAGCCGGAGCTACAGCGCCAACCAAGCGCTGAAAATCATCGTTTCTCGTTTCTTCAAAGGACACACCAATGTCTGACTTTTCAATCGGATTCGCCCAGTTCACCTCGCTCGAGGAGGACAAGCGCACAGACAAAAGCCCTGATGTCACCGGATCAATCGAGGTCTTGGAGGAGGATGTCGCGGCTCTGATCAGCCACTTGCAGACCGCAGACCGGGAGACCAACTACCAAGACAAAACTGTTGTTCGGCTGCGCCTCGCTGGCTGGAACAGCATGTTTAAGAACCGGAACGGCGAGCCCCGGCCGATGCTGAAGGGCAAGCTCAGCGGCCCCTACAAGCCCGAGAACAAGCCGGCCCCGGCTCCTGTTGCTGCCCCTAGCAGCATCGACATCGATTTCTGATGGCCGGGGCATCAAGCGTGCAGGACCGGAAACGGCTGCGGAGGTTGTTTCTGGCCATTCAACCTTTCACGGCGCTTCGTGTAAGTCCCCTAAATCCGATCAATCGCCGCGATGTGCTCTACAGCCTGCTTCAACAGTTTTGTGTGATGCCAGCTCTGTAGGGCCATCGCCTCGCATAGTTTCCGCAACACCTCAGCATCGGTGCAGGCTCTGATCTCCCGCACTGTTCGCTCCAGCTCCAGCTCTTCCTCGAGGCTTTTCTCTCGGACGATCATCCAGTCAGCCCAGCCCATCGGGTAGCTCCAGAGATTAGAAATCGACAAAAATGGCCCAGCCGCTGTGGGGGCCATCCACCTGCCAGCGCTGGTGGAACTCAGCCTGCCGCACTCGGACGCGATAGCCACTCAGTGCGGGGTTATGACCACCGTGGGCCATGTCAGGCACGCCCATCGGGTCGCTCATGAGCCACTCGCTGTCGTTGCTATATCGGCCGCTGTAACCGTGGATCACGCTCCAGTGGCCGCAGGTATCGCTGCTGCACATCGGAGGCTCGCCGCGCAGCAGATCACCGGCGTGCAGCCAACCAACCAGGACGGGACGGCCGTCATCAATCTCCGCCTCGATGTCGGAGGCGTCGGCATCCTGCACGTAGCGAACTTGCAGGCCCAAGCTCGTTAGAGCTTTGACCTGAGCCATGACAGAAGTCGAGTCCCCAAAGCGAGCCCTGATCCGGTTGTATTCCTCTTGGGAGCGCACCTTTTTGTAAAAACCGGCAACCATGGCGGCCGCGCTGGTGAAGCACATCCGAGGCCCGTTAGGGAGATCGAGCTGTCGGTAATAGGTGGGCATGTGGATTTCTTGGGCAATGCCGCTCGCTCGCCATGCCTCAAACCAAGTCGCGTCCTCATCCAGAACGCCTTGCGGCAGGGAGCGTTCCAACTCTGAGATAGCAGCCAGCTGGTGGGGCGTACCACGGAAGAATTGAAAGAACGGCAGTAGCGCGAGCGAAGCCATGACCCAAGGCCTCACTTGTCGATGCGGGTATCAGGCAACAGCAGGTCCTTGAGATGCTTCACAGCCAAATCATCCAGATCGTTGTCAGTTCTAGTGACGATCTTCTCCAGCATCGCGACGATCAATTCTTTGAACGCTTTCGAGCGCCACATGGTCATGACCAGCGGCTTGAGAACTAGAAGCATCGGATTGACCTAGTTACGCTGTAAAGGTAGCTCTGTTGTCCAATGGCCACCAACCCTGAGGATCAGCACGAAAAGGACGGGATCTGCATGGCAGATGTCGTTAAGGCGCTGGTTTTAGCGTGGAGCGCTGCATTGCTGACTGCTTCGTATCTGGGGATTTTTCCTCAGATGAAGATGGACAATACGTTCGTCGCCTCTCTGCTCACTGGTGCAATGGCATCGTTTGGCATCGAGCGAAAAAACAACGGAGGAGGCAACAAGAAGCCGACTATCGTTGACAACAAAGACACCAAAGCTGGCATCAAATGAACCGGGCACTTTTGGTATTAGGCGTCACTTTGGCGGCTGCATTGCCTGCCCGAGCTGACATCACCCACAAGATTCAGTCCTCCGTGCAACTGCAAGTTGATGGCGCTGCATCACAGGCTTCAAGGATTGGGAGCACTCTTTCTGTCAGCGGTAGCAACGTTACTTTGGACACTGCTCCTGTGCTCGGGACTCTCACTGCTGGTTCTGCTGTGGGTTATACGCCAGGTGCCTACAGCATCACTACGGCAGGAGACGCCTTCAGTTACAGCGAGTCCTACATCGAGGGTGATGCCACACCAACGGCAACCTCAGTGAGCAGCGGCGTTGTAACTAGCCTGCCCATGCTGGGTAACACCACCACAACATCAGGTGGTGTGGCTGGTAGCTTGGCCGGAACGATTGCCTCTGATGGGGCGATGACAATCACGGCTGGCGGAGCTGGCACCACGGCAACGGGTCAGGTTGTTCTGAGCATCGAGGTGGAGTGATGCGCTGGCTGCTGCTGATGTTTCTATCTGCGCCAGCGGCAGCCGCACCAATCGTTCCTCAGTTCACCCAAGGGACGATGACCAGCCATACAGAAACGACGAGCAAGGTCTCTGAGACGATCGTCAGCGAGAACTATTCGACTGGTTTTGAATACAGTGCCAGCGGAGTAAACATCGCTCCGGACGGTGCAATCAACCCCGTCTCTAATACAACGGTCAACGGATGGACCTCATTAGGAGAGCGGCCCAACTGGTCAATCGTCAAACCTGGCGAGGCGTTTCAGTTCGTCGAAAGCCTGAAAGGACCGGGCCTCAGCAACGTCACAACGATCCAAAGAACAACAGAGATTACAAGCGTTACGGACACGGTCTCCTCCTTCTCGGAGTGATCGCTGCGGTCCCAGTCAACGCACAAGATGTTGGCGGGATCTCAGCAACTGCATCACCAACCGCAACCAGCAGCGGATCGGTGAGCAATCAAGCGGTACAGATTCTTCAGGGCAGCGCGATCACAAACACCTACGGAGGAAACATTCAATGTCAGGGGCCAACCCTGACGGTCACGCCATATCTGAATCGAACCAAATCGTGGGGCCTCCCATACGAATACAGCTACCCGGATCCGGTCTATGACCTGTCCGATCTCGATGACGACGGTCGTTTAGACAATCCCGGTGACGTTCTGTTTTTCAAGGACACGCGAACGGGGCAGAAAGACAACCACAACTGGAACTTGGGCCTCTCCATCCAGGCCACCATCCCGCTCGATCAGGGCCTGCAGGATCGCTGCAAGCAGGCAGTTGATACGCAGCTTGCCCTGCAACAGCAGCACCTAGCGAACAAGCGACTTGACTTTGAGATCAGCCGTTTGAAGCACTGCGGTGAGCTGATGATGAAAGGGATTCGTTTTGCCAAAGGCAGCCCATACGAAAAGGTTTGCCGCGACGTTCGCGTTCATAAACCAGTCCCGCACACCCACTCTATTTCCGTAACGACCTCTGGAACTTCCGCCGCTCCCTGACGCTTTCTGGTTTCGATTTTTTGCCGATTGCCTGTTGAAGTTTTTTCGCCAACTTCTTCATCGTCGGCCGGATCGCCTTGAGCAGCAGCGGAGTGGCGAGGGCTGCTGAGACGGCAATGGCTGATGTGCCTGCAGTGTTGACCGCTTGCGGGATCGTCGGGATCGCCTCAACAATGCGTTGAGTCAGTGGTTTCGGCTCGACAGGTGGTTGTTCTTTTGGCTCTGGTTTTGTTGCTGCTGGTGGTTCTTTTTTGGGGAGCTTGACCGGCGGTGGTTTTGCAGCTGGAGGATCAGCTGGACGGGGTCGCGCTGGCTTGATGGGCTGAGGCTCAACCTCAGGCTCCATGTCCATCGGGTTGAAATGCGGCAGCTCGATGACGGGAACGCCCACATCCAACGTGATCGGCGGCGCCTGGGGGATCGCCACCTGAGGGAGATCGACAGACGAGTTAATCTCGGGCACGACGATCTCGCGGATCTCCATGAAATCAGAGCGGTTTGTGGCCGGTCAGCTGTGGATCGAAGCTACAGAGCACAGAGAAGGCCCGCCGCTCGTTTATGTCTGCAGGTCCGGCAAGTCCTCGATGCTGTTCACCGATCCGCAGGCGCTGTTGAAGTTTGTGCGATGGCCTAAATCCACGCCAACAGGGCAGGCGTTGCGCGAGTGGCTTGATCACTGGGATGCTCCAGAGGTAGAGCCACAGGCGGAAACTAAAATGGTGACGTGATCGCAGGGCCAGTCTCTGTCGGGAGCTGAGGCATCTCAGGCATTTCCGGAACAGGCACCTGTTTGAGGATCGATTCCGTCAGCTCCAGCTTCAGTTCGCTGGCGTAGTTTTTGACCATTGATGGAACGCGCGTGTAAGCCATCACGCCGATCACAGCGAGGGTCGTTGAGATCGTGAAGCCGAGAACGCCCAGCAGGTTGTAGATCTTTTGCATGGGTAAAAAAAAGCCCCGCTGGTGAGGCGGGGACCCTTCCTGTGCTTTTTAAGCGTAGCGTCAGAAGCTGAACTTAGCTCCGGTTTTAAAGCCGAGGCCAACCTCATCGCCGGTGCTGAAGGAGACCTCACCGTAAAGAGGACCGCCGCTGATACCAGCTTTGCCGGTCAGCTCAAGTTCTTTGTCGCCGGCGTCAGGGAACACCACGGCAGGACCGGCCTGCACGTAGGCACCATTGTCGAAGTCATAACCAATGTGGCCCTCAAGGATTCCGGAGCCCACACCAGAGTCGAGGCCGACACCAACGTTCAACTCAGGATTGACGTACCAATCTGCGCGGGCAGAGAGGGGAGCCAAGGCAAGTGCGCCAGCGGCTACACCAAAAACAAGACGCTTGATCATTAGAAGAATTAGCGTTTTCCCTGGCCACGGTACTTCTTTCGCCCTTTTTTTGGGCGTGAGTGTTGACCATTTCCCTGTGTGGTCCGTTTTGGTTTACCGACAACGAATGTTTGGCCGTTAAGCGACTTCGCCATCAGATGCCGTCAGTTGAATTCAAGTTCTGATACTTAAGTGCCAACCCGGTGAACAAACCATGCTGCGGATGGCTGATCTGGTCGCGGCCATCCAAGAAGTACAACTCTTCCAGCCACAGCGTTCTAGCCGCCATAGCCTGGACGTCTTCCGCACCAGGCTTAGCGGCGATCATTGGATCTGGGCGCTTCATCACTCAGCCCAAGGGAGTCCAGAACCTTTCGTAGGTGAAGCCATTTCCTGCACGATTGCAGTCAGCTGTGACTCAATGGAGGTGACTTGATCAGCACCCATCTTGGCTTTGACAGCGTTGATAGCCCATTCAGCGGTCAAATCGCTGTAAGGAGTCAGATCCGCAGGATCTTCGGGCTGGTCAAGCTCAATGCGGAAAGGAATACCTTTCGTGTAAGTGCCATCAGTACCAACCAAGGTAAAGCGAACCTCAGTCACCGCACCAGTAGCCAGGATGCGATCCAGACGATCAATCTGGTAAGTGAGCGTGACGGTTGGAGAAGCCATTGATTAAAACGCTATGAAACAAGTGTAGCCCTTGAAGTCAAGAAGGCTTTGTAGGCCAGGTGGGGTTTGCCGGATCAGTTGTATTGGCAGGTAAATCTCGAAGCGCCTGACGATATGTCCGCATTTCGTCGGTCAAAGTTGCGTCTGACAGGGCTAGATAATCTGTTTCTGCCAAACGTTTGTTCCTTTCAAAACGCAACATAAATTCAGCAGCTTCTCGTTCGACATCAGGCGTTGCTGCATCGACAAGAGTCATGTCAAGGGTGACCGAATTGCCTTCCGCATCAAAAGCACCCGCACCATCGTCATAGGTAACGACGTTTGGATATGCGCGGAAAACTGCGTTGTGATTAACAGTGCTCATGCGTCCACCTCAATCAAAGTGATACTAGAAGAGTGTCTTGCCATGTCACCTGTATTTTGGTCAAGATCACTTCTATTTACGGTAATCTTGTTGCTTATAGTCTTGCACCGAACACTGTAAGTAAGGCTGCTCGTACTAGACGGGCTGTCAAGAAAAACAGCGGTGCATTGATTCGTTTCGTTTTCAGGGCTGCCACCTGAATACAAACCAGCGAAAGAATTTCGAGTTCGGTTGCTAGCAGAGTCTCCGATATAAATCGGAGTGGTTCCACGCATTAGCTGGACAAAACCGCCCTGTGAGTTTTGTGTCCAGCAAGAAAGATCGCAGATTACAAGAATTTTGCTTGCAGTGGTACGGGGAGAGATGGTTGCTGATAAACCGCTAATCGTCACAAAACCGGTAGACGTAGTTGTAAAAGTATCTGTTTTAGTGTCCGACACGACACGGTGCAAAAGGCCCGGATAGTCTTGCTGACCTTCAGGGAAATTGATAGCCATGATCAGGACACCTCCGTAAGGTTGAACTTGTACTTTTTGCCGTTACGGCGGTTGATGAGGAACAAGTCGTCCTCGCCTTCCTGGATAGTGTAGTTGCCCCACGTTCCATCTACATCGTTGGTGCTGCCCTCATTGCTGAGA